CGATAGCTGTAGCTGCTATGTGTGCGAAGTGGGGCGTACAGCTTCAGCACATAGAACACGCCAGGGGCGACAGCAATAGCGCTGGCCGCATGGGCTTGGGTCTATCGGTTAACGATATGCTCGAACGTGCATTTGCGGATCTGGTCAAGAGTAGCCGCGCCCCGTTTTCTATCCGCGTACCGTACAAGGGCAGGGGCAGCATCAAGGCAAGAGCTCGAATGCTAAATGCTGCAGCTCTGGATGGTCGCTTCTTTGTGCACCAAGACTGTTCGGCTCTGATACACTCGTTACGACATTGGCGCGGAGAGAATAACGATCTAAAGCATCCTTACGACGCGGTAAGCTACATCAGCGACGTATATCTACAGGCAGACCATGGGCAAGACCATGGTAGGCTGATCGTGATTTAGGAGGGGACATGCCGACAGCAAAGAAGAAAACACCAGCAAAAAGCGAGAAGCCAAAGAAGGTAGAGCCAGAGATTCCGGCGGGCTCTGTGTTGATTGTCAAACTGGCAAAGGGTAAAACAGAACCTAAGCCGCCGCCGGGTGTTAGTGTTTGGGTGATGGATGGGGATCGCATGGTTTTAACTGCCCAGGACATGCACGCTCGCGGCTGGGTGAAACGGAAGTATTGATGTACAGCGCACCAAGCCACATACAGCCAGAGAGCCAGGAAGACAAAGACAGATGGGCAGAGCAAGCGCTTCGCTATCGTCTGTTGACCGGTGCACACATTGAAGACCTGAGAGACGAGCTCCGCAGATTGTTTGCCAGAGAGATAGCCGCTGATCTTGAGTTTCATCCGGACATGAGCCGGAACCCGTTACGCATGATTGTGCAGCAGCTGGCCAACATGTACCAAGAAGCGCCCAAGGTACAGACAGAAGATCGAGAGCTCGACCTATCGCCTATCGTTACTCCTCGTTTGTTTCCGTTGCAGCAACAGACCGAGATGCTCACCCTGGGTATTAACGAGGCAGTTGTACGCGTTGACTGGGAGTGGTGGCGCGGTGCGACTGAGGCAACCTATCGGCCGATCTCGCCTGACTTGATTGTAGCCACGCCAGACCCATCTACGCCAGACCAACCGATAGCCATTGAAGAGCTGAGGCCGCGCACGAAGCCGGGAACATATGAGAAGGTATGGACATGGGACGTGTACGACGTAAGCGACCCCGCTAACCCAGTGTTTCGCATCGATGGGCTGACAGACAAGGGAACGCGATACGATGCGACGAGTGAGTATGCGCCTGACTTGGTGGGCTCGTATCCGTACATGCATGACGGTTTGCCCGTGCTGCCCTATGTCGTCTACCACAAGCGGATCGGGGCTGGTCTTTGGAACTACCGCGACGGCGTAGAGCTGGTGCGTGGTTCTCTGCGCCTTGCTGCTCTGTGGTCGCATTGGTGCGATGGGTACCAGTCCTGCGCACATCCACAGCGGTATGCTCTGGACGTAGACAGCCAAGCTGGGATCACACGTTCGATCGGTGGCGTATCGGTTGACGTTGTACCCATTGACCGCAAAAGCATTCTGAAGTTCCGTTCGGCGGGTCCGGGTACAGGTTCAATCGGTGCCTTGCAACCTTCAATGGAGCCACGCAGCGCGGCGGAAGCGCTGAAGACATACAGCCACGGGCTGGCCATCTATGCCGGTCTCAACCCAAGCGACCTACAGACAACCCAAGCACAGAGCGGGTATGCAATCGTTGTAGGCCGGGAGGGTATGCGGCGAGTGATGAAGGCGCGCGAGCCATCGTTCATGGCGTCCGATCGTTTGCTATTGGCTACAGCTGCAAAGCTTGCGAACAGCTACGGTGGGCACAGCCTACCAACCGAGCCAGGCGACTACACGATCGAATATCGAGGGGCCAAAGAAAGCGACACAGAGCGCAAAGCAAAAGCGGAGCTCGTGCGTGCTGAGCTGGAAATGGGCTTAATCTCAAAGGTTGACGCGTTGCGAGCGCTTCATCCAGAGATTGAAAGCGACGAAGAAGCAATAGAGCGATTGATCAGGGTGGATCGATTGTCTCAAATACTCAACACGCCAACGGCGGGCGATGAACAGCCGACAGGGGATAACCAATGAGCGAAGAAAACACACCGGCCCAACCCGTGCAGAACGGAGCACCAAAGAACCACAGCAACGGGGCAGAGGTAGCCCAGGTGCCGTCCTTTAGACTGCGTGAGGAATCAGACAGACGCCGCGCAGCGGAGACACGAGCTCAGCAGTTAGAGCAACAGCTCACTCAGCTCCAAGGCGAGTACGAGAAAGCCAAGAGCGGATTAGGTCAGATCCAGAGCCAACACAGTCAAGACATGCATCTTATCGGGCTTGGGTTCCAGACTCAGAGCGTCCGGCGCTTCTTTCGCCGTGAGTATGCCGACAGCGTCGCAGAACTACAGGCAGACCAGCGGCCAAGCTTTGAGGAATGGTTGACAGCAAGCAAAGACGATCCGCTCTATTCGGTACACTTTGAACGCGTAGCACCCAAGCAAGACGCGCAACCAATGCCAGAGCCGGCACCACAGCAAGACAGCGCAGACGCGTTATTGTCCGCTGTACGTCAAGCACTGAACGCCAACCCTAATAGCGGCGCAGCTACACCAGCAGCGCACACCGGGCGGCAGTTCTCGAACGACGAAATCCAAAGCATCCGGGGCAAAAACTCGGGAGCATTGGGAGCGCACAAGGACCAAATTCTTGCCACTCTCCGAGCAGAGGGGCTAATCAAGTAGGGGGTTGCGGATTTTCTCCGCATCTTTCACAATCAACACAGAGCAACCCGGCCCGCTGAACCGTCATTCAGTGAACGCTCAAACAATCTAAATCATTAATGAGGTTCAAAAATGGCTAATGAAATTACCTTTACCGGGTTGAGCAGCGCTGGTGGACGCGTTGCCTCTGTGCTCTCTGCACTACTCTTTGAGAAGATCCACGATCCTACTGACCTTCGCGCAGTGATGACCGAGGTACCTTGGGCGCAGATTGGTTCTGATACCATGTCCGTCGCTCTCGATGGTGCGCCCGGTGGTTTTGCCGCTGCAACTTCTGAAACAGTATCCGACGCATCTAACGCTGCGTATGGTTCCGGTAAGTTTGATCTTCAGATCGCTCGTTACCTGCGTAAATACCAGATGTCGGATCTGTTTGGTGTTACCGGTGGTCCCATCGATGCGGCAGCTATCGTGCAGACTCTTTCTGACGGTGTAGGCCTGACCATGACAGACTTGCTCTGCAACCTGTTCGGTTCTCTGTCTACTTCACGTGATGCCGGCTCCGATATGGACGTCGACGCGTTCTACGGTGCAATGTTCGATCTAAATTTGGCAAACGCTGCCAGCACAGCTGAAGCGCCTTACTCGCTCGTCATTGCTCCCAAGCAAATGAACCAACTACGGAACTCTCTGCGCGCAGAAGGTGGCGACAGTGTCAAGCCAGGCTCCTACCTGAACTTCCGCGCTGAGACTGGTGATCTCACCAAGGCAAGCGCCCCAGGGTATCAAGGGAACTTCCAAGGTGTGGACATCTGGCAGAGCGACAGCATCGCAACCGTGGACGCAAGCGCACACTTCGCAGGCGCTATGTTTGCCAAGGATTGCTTCGCATACACTATGGCGCCTGTCCGTGCCTTGAGTGGTTCTCACGTGCCAGCTTCGAACATTCTGATCGATGCTGGTGAGCTGCTTGTCGAGATCGAGCGCGACGCCACCAACGGATTGAGCTCTGCAGTAGCCTCAATCTTCTGCGGTGTGTCCGAAGCTCAGGACGCGCTTGGTGTTCTTATCAAGTCTGACGTCTAATCAACTGGGGGCGGGCGCTTGTCCTGTTGGGCGCCCGTCCCTTTTCTATAAGGGGACAACATGAGCCAACCGATCACACTGACGCAACCAAAGCGGGACGTGCAAACCGTTGAGACGCGTAGCGGACTACCTACACACAGACGCAAGCCGGCGCCGCGCTTTGTCTACGTAGTCTATCCAAAGTCTTGGGAGTACCACGACGAGCACGGGTTCTTGCCCGTTCTGTGCAGACTGGTAGCGCAGCCCGGATGTAACGGTGTTAACATGCGCGGCAGCTTGGCCAAGCCCATCGCCAGCGCACAGATGAAAGGTGGAACGTACATCGATCCGAAAGATACCCGACTGGGGCCCTACACCGATTATGTGCAGTACTATGACACCGATCGCGGTGGCCGTTGGTACGTTGACTTTTGCGCAAAAGCTACGGTACTGACAAGCGGCGAGATCATCTGGAACACAAAAGAATCCACCGTAGAGTTCGACAAATTCCGCGCACATCTACGAGACAGCGGGATCGTTCCACCGATGCTGCCAGAGATCTACAACTGGCTTGTCAAACGAGAAGAAGAAGTAGCAAAGACGCTGCTATCAAAAGCCGGAAACAATCCGCACATGATGAAACAATACGAGGCACAGCTGGACAAGCTTAACGACATGTCCAAAGCGTTTGACGCTCTACAGGGCAAGAAGGCAGCAACGCCCGCAAGCACACCAGCTCGCAAGACGGCAGAAAACCTAATCGAGGGATAGACCATGACAGCGAAAGAACAAATCACAGCCGCAGATCAGGCGCTTACTCTTGCCGGGTATGCAGTCCGCAAAGCAAAGACGGATCCAGGGAACCGTGACGCATGGTTGAAAGATGCTGCAGCGCACATCGCAACGGCGGGCGCTTCGGTCAAGGCAGCAGCTCCAGCTCCAGCTCCAGCTCCGGCAAAGAAGGCACCCGCCAAGAAGGCCGCACCAAAGAAGGCGAAGAAATGAGCGGTGAGAAGAAAGGCGCACGAGAAGCGATGGACAAGATGGTTCGGCAGATGGTCAATAGCGGCACGTCTGTAGAGTATGCCAAGAAGAAAGCAATCAAAGCAGCGCAGAGCCACGACAAGAAAAACAAACGATAGGCGGTCAACATGTCCGACACCAGATATAGCGCCAGATTCTCTGGCCCCTCAATGATTGAGCGCGGCAAAGATCAGGAAGTCTCTCTGCTATTGGAGCTCAATGGTAGCGCTGTTGGAAATGTACACTCCGCAACATACAGCCTTTACAATCAAGATGGATCCACAATCAAGGATGCGGTAGCCTGCTCTTTAGGTTCCGCTGGTTCTGGTGAGGTTATCGCTTCTATTTCAGCTTCTGATACAACAGACAGAGAGCTCGCCCGCAATTGGCTGATTCAGTTTGATGTCACAATGGTTGCAGCTGGCGGTAAAACCTACCGATTCTATAACGACGCGGTACTCTGTCGTGCGCAGCTCTACAGCCCGATCGGACAAACAGATCTGATTGCTCGCCACTCGGACGTGGTCAACCTTGTGGCCACATCGAAGGCAAATCTACAGGACTACATCGATACCGCTTGGGCTGACATTACTGGCCAGATGTACTCAGATGCTGTGCCGTTTTGGCGTTTTCGGACACCGTCCGCTCTTCGTGGCCCTATGTTTGCGCGATGCTTCGAGCTCATCTTCCGGGATTACTCTACGCTGTTTGATGCTGGCGATCGGTACTCCGTTCTCTCTGATAGGTACGCAGAGCAGTACGATCGAGAAATGGACAGGCTACGATCGAAGATAGACAAAGACGAAGACAACATTTTAGACGGTGACAGCGTACCGGCTACCGCATCTATCCACCTTAGCAGCGGACCGCGCAGACGATGGCTCTAACCTTTGACGATGCCCTAACGGCGTTGATCGCTCGATTGAACGCAGCTGGATTAAACCAGGCACGCTCACCGCTTGGTGTACGGAATGAAAGCGCGCCACGGATCGATCGTTCGTTCGCTGTGTTGCTTAATGGCATAGACCCTCCTGACATGCGCGGCCGTGACAGATACCGGGCGGGCTATCGCTTTACAGTCGAGCTCTGCCACGTACTAAAGCCCACAAGCGGATTAGAAGCAGCGGACCAGGCCTGTAAAGACTGGCAGAGCGCAATCAAGTACATAGCTGCAAAGGGTACAACTCTGACGACAGAGGGCACGATTGAGATCGGCTCAACTGCGTACAGCTATCCGGGCGGCGGTGCTTTCGTTGTCGCGTCGTTTCCGGTGACTATATCGTGTGATCTACCGCTGGCTATCTGATGTCTGTAGAGGTCAATATTCGTCTGCGGTCGATCGAACAGCACATCAGACGAGTACACGGCGCAGACCGGAAACCAACGCCCAATGAAACTCAAACGATTGCTACGCACGTTGAGGACGTATTGAACTATATTAAGCGGCGGTGGCCAGTAGACACCGGCACAAGCCGCGATCGGTGGATGTATCGCCTCTCGTTCAATGTGGGGGAGCTGTTTGTGCGCATTGAAAACCCCATGTACTACGCTGAGTACGTCCACTACGCAGGCGGAACACCAGAGGACCCGTTGTGGCTTCGATTAGTCCCAGAAGCATTCCAGGCCTATGCAGCAGCAATGAACCAAGCTGTAGCTCGCGAGATAGACAAGACAGAGCGAGCATTGATTGCAAAGCAGCGCCGCCAACGATTGACGCGAGAAGATACGCTGATGGATCTTATTCGTGACCCTGATTCTGTAGACTTTTTTGAGGGGTTGTTTGGTGGCTGATTCTGTAGACGTAGAGATCACAATTGCATTTGACGGTAGAGATCTTGACCGTCAATTGTCTGCGTCAGAGTCTGAAGTAATGCAGGAACACCGAAAGAAAATGATAAACGGGATCCGCAACATGTGGACTGGATGGCAATACAAAGGGATCCCATCGGACAGACAGGGGCGGAGCCTTGAAGCTTGGACAGGCTACGAGCAAACCACAGAAGGCATGCGCGAGATCATCATTGAAAACGAAGCACGCAGCTACCCATCCAAAAACGGGAGAGGCGGAAATAAGCCCTATGCGGGATATGTGAAGCGCTCAGGTTCTACAGTAGAAGAGTACAAGGTAGTGCAGCGAAACCTGTTACAATCATTTGTGCCAGCGTTGATCGAGGATCTGGAATCTGAGATCGGCAAAAATATGGATACGCCAGGCCCGGCGAAAAAGGTCCGCAGAAACAAAACCAGCACCAAAACCAGTCTTGATATCGAGGTATAGAAATGGCAGTTTCCAACGTAGTGAAGACCAGCATTGATGGAAAGATCACCATCATTGATGGAACCGGTTCACCAAACACATTCACAGTAGATTTTGAAGACGGCGACTTCTCGTTTTCAGACGACAAAACAGAGCGTATTGTTATGCGCGACAGAGGCAGTATCGTAGGCCTAAGAAAGGGTGACGACGCTGTAGCCTCGTTCAGCTTCTCTACCTATATGCGAGACTTCACGGACAGCGCCGCTCTGACGATCTGCGATGTTATCGACAAGACCGGAGCTGCTTCGAGCTGGACGTCTACCGGTGGTACGGGCTTTGAGCAGTACCTGCTAAACGTAGAGATTGAATCCGAAGGTACTGACCACGGCGACAGCGGCGACCACCAGCTCACACTGACAAAGTGCTTTCTGACTTGGTCCTTCAGCGAATCCAAAGACGGAAATAAGATCGACGTTACCGGCGAAGTATACGGTACACGGACACGCACAGAGGCGTCATAGTCAACCATTCAAGGGGATACGATGGAAGAGATAGAGCTGGGTAAGCTGGGAACCGTGCAGTGCGTGCAGCCTGCGTCGTTCTCGGTTGTTTCTGATTTGTGTGCAGAGTGGAACGAAACCGCGACACGCGCCAAGCTTGCACGACTGTGTGCCGCTGCGATCGGTGTATGTTGGGACCGTAAGGGCAACGACAAGAAGCCGCCGCTATACGATACTACAGCCGCCGATCCGATCGGGTACGGTGGGGTCGTGCTTGATTGGCTGTACAAAGAAGGCGCTGCAATGTCGACCGTGTATGAGGCGGGTGGCGTGCTGATGTCTCACCTATTCGGCGCCATACCAACCGAGATTGAGGTCTTGAAAGCTGAGGATTTTACAGAACCGGGATCGGAAAAACAGACCGCATGATCTTAGAGATCGAACGGCGCTGGAACCGCGAGCCCGGATGGTTGTACAGCCTACCAAGACCCACACAAATCGCTCTGATTGCTGACTATCGAATGTCCATCGAGACACCCAAGCGAGCCCAGGAACGCCAACACAAGGCAAAGCGGGCCCGATTAGATAGAATAAAACACAAGGCAACACGAAGCGGAGCGGTAACAGATGGCGGGTGACGTAAGATTTAAGTTTACAGGTGACAGCTCCGAGCTCCGTGCAGAGCTCAAGAAGGTAGAAAAGAACCTCGATGGCGTAGCAAGCGGCGTGCAAGGCATGACCAACAAAACCCGGAAAGGGTTGGACGGGTTGAGCAAGAGCGTACAAACTACAGGCGCAACGACACAGCAAGCGGCCAACAATAATCAGCAATTTGGTAACAGTCTAAACAACGTAAAGGACCAAGCCGGAGAGACAGCGTCTATTATGGGCGGGCTGGCTACGTCGTTATCAGTTGTGTCACCGCAAGCCGGCGCCGCCGTGCGAGCGCTTGGGGATCTTGCGACCGGTGTTGAGGCTGCCAGTAGAGGCGGAAGCCGACTGTTTGCCATTCTAGGTCCCGTTGGTGTAGCCATAGCTGCACTCGGTGCTGCTTATCTTTCTATCCGATCTGATTTAGATGCAGCCAATGAAGCGCTTGAAGAGCAACGTGATCGCCTTGAAAGCGTCGCAGGTATGGCGCACAAGGTCAAAGAAGCTGTATTGATTGCAGCTCACGCGGAACTCCAAGCGGCAAAAGCAACAGGCAAGGCAACCCAGGCACAAGTAGACGCGGCAGCGGCAGCGCTTGACGCTATGGCGATTGCACAGAAATCAGACGAATTGTTTGGTGCGCGTCGCGAAGCATTAGAAGCGGAACGCAGAGCGATCAAGGACAAGATCGACGCACAGAAAGAATCTACACGGCAAACTAAGGAAGCCCAGTTGTCTACGTCGCTTCTGGTGTCCGCTCATGCGGCCGGCACCCAAGCGGCTAAAGATCTACAAGAAGCAACAGCCGGAGAGACAGCTAAGCTTGAGGCGCTTGAACAACAGTTAAGGGTTGCAGACAATGCGCTAACAAACCTCAACTTTGCAGAAGAGAAATACACCGACGCTCTGAAACGAACGAAGGACGCGCAAGACAAGCGCAACAAATCCACCAAAGACGGCACAAACGAAGAGCGGCAGAAAGAGGAAGCGTTAAACGCAACAGCTGGAGCGCTTGCAGCTTTGCAGGAAAAAAGCGAAGCGGCATTTGTTAGCCAGCTCAACGAACGGCACAGGATCTTACATTCGTATCAACGCGAGATCGAATCGATTAACGAACTGGCGAGCAAACACGAGGACAACCAAGCGATCCAAGACGCAGCAAATGAGGCCTCACACAACCGCAGTATTCAGGCTATGCGCGAGCTTGACGCATTGGACGAAGAGAACGCAAAGAGAAAAGAAGAGCGAGCAACACGAGAGCGCGAGCAGCACATACAAAACGTGCAATCCATGTTGTCTGCATCATCGAGCCTGTTCTCGTCTGTCGCAACGCTACACGGAATATCAGCAGAGAACATGTCGAAGACAGACAGACGCGCAGCTATGAAAGCGTTCCGTACACAGAAAGGTCTGTCTATGGCAGCGGCTACCATGTCGTGGGGCGAAGCAATGATCGCTGCCTGGAAGCGCGGAAACGTTGCAGAGGCCATACTGGTAGGCGGCGCAGCTTCTGCACAGTACGCAGCGTCTATGGCTCAGATCAACGCACAGAAACCATCGTTCCACAGCGGTACGGGCTTGGTCAGGGCACCATCAGGTGTGAATGAAATGAATGCAACGCTACGAGGCGGTGAGGCTGTCGCTACGCCGCTTGGAGCTGAGCTCATAGGTAGAAGCAACATTGAGAGAGCCAACGCCGGCATAAGCCCAGGCAGGGGCGGCGCTGTTACATTCCAATACGAACACAGAGTATTCTCGCGGTTTATACGTGATAACGTCAGGACCAGCGGCCCGTTGGGCAGAGAGCAGGACAGAAAGATCAAAGTAGGCCACAGGAGAGTTTAAGATGGGATCGAACAAATCACAGAGCCACTTTAGAGGCCTATTGATACCCGATCCGCGTTTCAATTTTGCTACGGGTTTTGACGACACAAACAGCGTCTTTACAGAGAACACGCCACGGCCGGGTGTGCCTGTTGCAAAAGACAATAGCGACATGATTCTCGAGACAAGCGGAGAAACGAACAGCGACGCTAAGTACACCATCTACACACAGAACAGCGGATACCCTGAAGATCTCGGTGCGACGTTTCTGTACCACGGCACATCGGCGGCTAATAGTTACAAGTACTATGGATGGGAACCGCCGCACACAATCAATGGGATGGAGCGGGTCCACACCGGCACATCTGGAAACCATCATGTCAACTTCGACATCTGCACAGCGCTTGACGACACCATTGTAATCGCGTCGAATAAGTCGACCTCAGCTGGACACATTACCATTTTCTATAAGAAGGTAGATGCTACGACATGGACAGAAGTTTCGCCGCCATACTTCACAGAGCCTGGGATGTCTCGCGTTGGTGGAGCTCGGTTAGTGGACGGATCATACGGCGATCCAGTAGAGGCGGGCGTAGAGCCCGGCCCGGCGTTGGTTGTGTTGCCGTCCGGACGTATTCTCTGCTTCTATTGGATACAGACGGCCGAAGAGTTTACAGGTACAACCTCTCTAACCTCGATCAAACACTGGCAAATTCAAGCTGTCTTCTCAGATGATAGCGGCGCCTCGTGGGAGGTCTACCAGAACTTCTGTTTAATAGAGCCTCTGTCTCAATTGGTGGACACGAGAACCGATACGAACGGGCGATATTATCCGGGCAAACTCAAAGCAGAATACAAAGACGGTCAGATCCTGATGCTGTCCAGCGCGTTTGATACGGGCTCCAGTTCTGCGCAAGGATCGGCCGGCACTAATCCTGGGAACGTCTACCTGCAGTTTGCTTCGTCCTCATTGGGCGCTTCGTTTACGCTTGTCGAGAAAAACGTTCGAGAAGCGAACAGCACTGCTAACTATGACATAGCAGTGTCTGGTGGGAAATTCGTTGTTTCCTATGTGGACAACGGCGGCGCATCTGGCGCCTTCCCTTATGTTGCGTTTCTGGGTTCTGCATACACGCCGCTCTCCAGGTCTTCTCAAAACGTCGTCAATCCATACTATGGATCAGCATTTGCAGAAGCGATGAATTCAACCGACGGTAACGCTATTGGGCGCGTCGATCTGGCAATCTGTGCTGTGCCTGATGGGTCTATGTACATGGTTGGCGTGCGTCACGGTCACGAGAGTAAGACCTACACCCGCAACACAGCCTGCATCTTTTTTAGTGGTGACAACGGATCAACGTGGGAGCTGGTCGGCGGAGAATGGGGAGACAACCAAGTAAGAAAAGACGGCATAATATACAGCTCCAGATTTTTTGATGAGCCCAGCTCAGGCTTAGCAAACACAAGAGACTGTTTGAGAAATGTCTCTATTACTTGGCAGCGCGGGCGCCTTGTCATGGTCTGCAGGCATTTGGGCCAGGCAAGCACCATGAATGTCTATGCCGAAGGCGATCCAGACAATAACGTGAGCTGTATGTATCTCGGCGGGTACACCAACCTAACAATTGGAAGCTTAGACGCTGCTATATCCATGGCCGATCGAGGCACATACGGTAAGCATTACTTTCCATTCATTGAGCCAGACGACATGGTAGGAGCGTGGGTCAAGGGCACCGCTGGAGGCTCTACGACTAAAAATGAGCTCAACGGGATCATGCCCTACCATCAAATCACCACGACATCTGGTGAGGCGTACTATGAAGTCGCTGAGCTGAACCACACCGAAACAAGAAACACGCGCACCGAACTTGGCAACTGGGGCGGGCCCATGATCTCATACGTAGAATTTGCGGTCGAGGTCATTAGCGGCGGATCCCAGAGTGGACATGATATTGCGTGCAGACTTCAGAACGGGAACGAAGACGAAAAGACTGTAGCTGTACTGACCTTCAAGCAAGAAGGAGACAACACACGGGTGACCGTGCGCGATGGTCTTGCGGACACCGACAAGCACACCGAGATCTTGACGTTCAGCGATGCGACCAAATTTGGGGAGTACCGAATGTTGGTGCGCGGTCGGAAGGTTTCTGTTTGGTGGCGTGAATATGACGCAAGCGCAGTAGAGAGAACATGGAACAAACTCTATGAATCTTCATCAGATGAATTGATTCCTGTTACATCCAGCGGCTTTTGTTCCCTTATTTGGGGACACATGGCACCAACGACATCAGAAAGCCGATGGTACAAAATTCAAGCCGGCGCCCATGATGGCGATCTAAATCATTGCGCAGTCCCACGGATGAATGATTGGATGGATTACAGCTCACCCGCTAACGTGGGTGGACGCTTCTACAGTCCCGCTCATATCTACTTGAAGGACAAGCTACAGATCGCCGCAAAGGACGGACCAGCGGTCAAGGGTGACGAATGGGAGCACATACCCAGGCACGACTACCCAATCGAAGCAATACACCACGAGGTATCACCGTCACCCGCTAAAGGTTGGAAATCAAATGGGCGTGCTACAGCGGCCGAATTGATTTGGGACATAGACACATCACCGGCCTATGGTCTTGGTGGAGCTCGTGCTTTGTACCTTGGCGACATTAACTTTCGTTACGCATTGCTCAAAGGTTACGACGGCTCATCATGGAGCACAATCGCTACGATAGATGCGGCGCAAAAAGTCAGGTTTATTCGCAAGGGAAAGAGCGCAACGGCCTATCACACTGGGGTTTCTTCAGATCAGATTGGAAAGCAGGTGTGGGCTCTAAATGACATGGTCGGATGTACGTTCAATTTTAGAGACACACAGACCCCAGGCCTATACGAGATCACGAGCAATTCTGGCGGAGTGTTTGAAGACACAGGAAACACTAAAGCGCCTGTTTTGATTGTAGACGGAAACCCAAGCGCAGACGGTGTGCCATCTTCTGGTGATGGCCAGATCTGGTCAAAGGATCTCGTTGTTTACGTGCCCGATGATGTGACCACGACCTATCAAAAAATAAAGCTGGAGATCCCAGTAGACGTTCCGGGTGTTGGTGGCTCAGCTACCAATACTACCGTTTCTGGCAATTGGGAGATCGGTATAGCTATCTGGGGACACGTAGCCGTCTTTGGAACGCAGTATTCAAACGGACACATCCGCGAGATCTCACCGAATACTGAGCTTTTCACATCTACAGGCGGACAACGGCGAGCGGTCGAGCGCGGCCCAGCTCGTAGATCAGCTGAGTTCTCATGGGTTGATCCGTTGGATATATCGGCGGTAGGCGACACGACACCCAGCCCGGACTACATCGCAATCAATGACGACACAGACAAGATCATAGCCAGCAAAGAAAACGCGGCGTTCCTGGTGCAGGGTCTATTGTCACGGTTGCAGGGTTCTGTGGTGCCTGTAGTGTTTCTGCCCTCGGTGTCTACGTCACTCTCCAGCCCTGCTGTTATCTACGACAGGCACCGCTTCTTGTATGGCCGAGTAGTCACAGCAAGCCACAGAATTGAGAACCAGATTGGCGACGAATGGATCGGCGGTGGTGAGGGCGAGGCTGTCACGGTTACAGCTCTACGCATAGAAGAAGAGGTATAGCCGGTGCCTGTTGTCCAGTTCTCAATGGAGGAATTAAAAGGCCGCAGGGTTTACCTGCTGGTTGAAATTGACTTCGGCAGCTTCGGACATTTTAGACTGAGCACAGAGCCGCTAACCATTGCGGGCGATGGTGGCGGGCGTTTTGATGGCGGGCTTGATTCGTTAACTTTCACCGACTCTGTAGACCTGTTCTCGACATCCGAGAGCAATCGGTCTGTGTCTGTTAGTGCCTTTCTTCCCGTGGATGTTTCCGAGCTCGTCGCGCGTGGTTTCGACCCAGCTCGCGCTACAGCTAAGCTGTCACAATGGGTAGAAGGCACAAACTACGAAGACCGGCGTCGTGTGTTGCCATCTACGGAGCTGCGCGATCCACAGTACGGTGAGAGCTACGAGCCGTTTCGGTTCTCTATTCGTTCCAACCTGTTCGATGACGGCTCTATGATTCCGCCCGTTGATGCTGTGATCGACGGTACAACGTTTCCAAATTCGTTGAGCTGGCAGCGTGGTCCGGCTTATCCGTGGATATTCGGCACGCCAGGCAAATACATTGATTCTGTCTCTGGTAATTTTGTCTACAACTATGCGGCGCCTGTTTATGCTGTAACGATCGACGGCGATACAGAGGGCTTCTTGTGTGCTGGTCACGAGATGACACCGGGCACGACTGCCAACGTCGTTAATAAGGCTTTTGTCTCAACCGTATACACAAGGGCAGTAGAGTCACACATAGACGGCTCTGGTCGGCTGATCTCATACATTCCATATGCCGACCCTACGTCTCCCTTTGGAGCAATGGCAGACCTGGACGGTGTCGAATTTATCGCCAGCTTCAGCACTGGCGGCGGCGTAATGAACGAAGAGCAAACGGAGCCCCGTAGAGGAATGGGCGAGATTATAGAGTATCTGTTGGACTATGCGCCTAGTATCGATATGGATCGAGGCAAAACGCGCACAGCTGGGTCCTTGCTCAATGCTATGAAGATTGACGGAGTGATCACAGAGCCGGCTGAGGTCTGGCGGTGGCTACGCGCTAACCTGTTGCCCTATGCGCCTGTGTCGCTTGCAAGCGGCGCGGAGGGAATGTACCCGATCGTTTGGGACAAAGACATTACAGAGAACGACACGGTTGCAAACGTGGATGCGCAGCGGGACCAATGGGAGCGAACCAGCCCAGTAACGGTAGAGCATCTTGACGGAGAGCCCCGTAACAACTTCTCAATTGCTTATCAGGTAAGCGCCTTTGACGGAGAGACGCGGCTACGGCAGAGCTTAGACGGTCGACTGGAGAGCTCGAACAGCTACGCCAGGACATCGTACAAGCGCTACGGAAGCCGGACAAAACCAGAAGAAGAGGCGATCTGTTTTTACCGTGCCGATGATGTAGACGCGGTGTTGAGCTGGTGGAGTCGTATCTTTGGTTTTCCAATACGCACGGTAGAATACGTAGCACCAATCGAATGGGGCTGGCTGGAGGCGGGATCCTACATTCGGTTTACCGATAGCCGGCTAAACATCACGGATAAGATCTGTGTCGTCCAGGCTATCGAGTGGTCAGAAGAACAAATAATTGGCCTGCGATTGGTATGGCTCGAAGATCTGCCACGCGATGACCGCTTAGTGTGATACAAATAAACCGGAGGGCAAACCCATGGCCGCAATTGATACAGATGCACTAAACCTACCGAATCACAAAAAGGTGACGCTCTCGAGCACACCAAACACCATGCAAGAGTTTTCGATTACCGGGAAAGCTACACGGGTTGAGGTTCAGTTTGTGACTAACGACGGCGTAATAGTCTTCAATGGTGGCACTGATGGAAACGTGATCTCTTCAGAGGTTGCATACCCTATTCCCAAAGATTCCTCTTTTTGGTACGACCTACCACGATCAAAGCAGACGCACTCTATCTGGGTTGCCTCTGGTACTGGTTCCACCGTTTGCCACGTCATCGTGTACGAGGGGTAAAAAATGCCGTTTACTAAATCAGCCTCATCTATCCTTGGTTCTGGCGGAAACGTCATAGCGTCGGATCTCGATGTCGATACAAGCGGCATTAGCTACGATACCTCGACCGACTTTGTGGGCATAGGCACAAGCAGCCCTACAGCAAAATTGGACGTGCACGACACGACCACAAGCAGCGCCAATACTGGCGGAGCGTTACGCCTATCGGCGAATGATGGCGCCCCAATGGGGGACAGCCACCGGCTTGGTGTAATCGAGTTCACCGGGGCGGAGGATTCGAGCAACACACAGGTTGTCGGGGCTCGCATCGAGGCGATCACAGATGCCGCTTGGACAAATGTCGAAAATGGATGCGCGCTGTACTTTTACACCACGGATGCGAACGCGGTACAAACGAACGTACTGAAGATCGACAGCAACCAGAAATCTACGTTCACAGGAAACGTGGAGGTCAACGGAGACATTGACCTAACCGGAGCTCTGTCCTTTGACGGTTCAGCGGTCGCCATCACAGAAATTGACACCGACATATCTTCTGTAGCTGGTACAGATACGACACTTGCAACCGCGAAAGCGATCAAGACCTACGTAGATAGTGTGGCCGGTGGCGGCACATCAGATCTCACCGATGTATCGGGTACGCTTGCCGTTGGGAATGGTGGAACCGGTGCCACGTCGTTGACAGACGGCGGTGTTTTGCTCGGGAGCGGCACAGGCGCGGTGACTGCCACGGCAGTGCTCACAAACGGGCAACTATTGATCGGTGACAACTCCGGAGATCCAACCGTTGCCACGTTGACAGCCGGTGACGGAATCGACGTGACGAACGGCGCCGGAAGCATCACGATTGCGGCGGAAGAATCGACAGCCAGCAACCTTGGAATTGTCACGGTGGCCGGTGGCACAGACTGCACTGTTACCTACTCCAGCGGAACAGCTACGGTAGCCGTTGATAACTTGGCGGCATCGAAGATCACTTCCGGCACCTTTGCGGACGCCAGAATTTCAGCGTCGTCTGTGACCCAGCACCAGGGCTCAATTACTGGCACGGGCACAATTGCCAGCGGTACTTGGGAAGGGACAGACGTTGCGGTCGCTCACGGTGGTACGGGCGCCAGCACCGCAAGCGATGCACGGACGAACCTTGGTCTTGCTATCGGTTCAGATGTGCAGGCCTATGATGCAGATCTCGCAGCATTGGCCGGATGTCAGTCTGGAGTGTCGACAGCAATAGCGGCGCTGACACTGCCAGAGGTTGCGATCTTGGACGGTGCTACGGCGTCGACTACGGAGCTCAACCTTCTGGACGGTGGAACCAGTGTAGGCGGCTCCATCACAATTACCGATACGGACGGCTTCATAATTAACGATGGGGGGACTACGAAATTGATACCCGCCTCTGATCTCAAGACATACGCAGGCGGCGGGGGTTCCGCTGCTGACGATTCTAACCTTATTTTACACATGCAGGTCTTTGCATAAGGGGCACCAACCATGGCAACAATCTCAAGAAACATTCTGAGCGGGAGCACAAACGGTCGACCGTTAGCGCTTGCGGTAGACTCCGGCACGTACACAACAGTACACACAGTGACAAGCACGGCGGCTGACTTCGAGGTCGTTTGGCTATACCTCAGCAACATATCAACGGCGCAAGAATTGGTGTCGATCCGCATAGGTGGTACAGCAGACGGAGACACAATCAAAGTTAAGGTACCCGCAGAATCAACGGTGTTGGCTCTTCCGGGCGTGACTATAAAGGGCGACGGGGGATCGGGTGTCGTAATCACAGCCGCCAGCACAACCAGCGGAAAAGTGAATTGCACAGGATATATCAACCTTATCGACGATGCTGCATAGGGGTCCAAAATGAATCGTACACGTGTACCGGGCCCGGTTCAAGAATCCGCCCAAATAGGCAACAGCGCAGATCTTCTATCTGTAGACGCTAACGGTGTTCGGTTTCAATTGGAAGCAGACAACAATTCGGAGCGGTGGAACAACAGCAACCAGCATGGACCGCGCTATTACAAAAAGCTTGAAGGTGCCTATGGTCCGCTGACGTGGGGCGACAGCTTTAGCATCGAGTTTCTTGTACACCGTCACGCAGTAGGGGCCAACAGCGGCTCTGGCAATCAAGATGACTCCGGTTTTGTGATTGGCATTGCTGACAGTACATGCACAGCTGACACGTCGGACGTAGAATGGGTTGGATGTGGGTTCTACAATAACAAGTCGAACGAATCGGTTGCATTGCAAGTCGGCGGCGACACAGGCACCACCAACCTGTCCGGAGCTCAAATCCGCCGTGGGTATGTGTGGGTAGGTCCAGCGCTCGATGACAGTGACGCGGACGGGCACCCAATGATCCACAAAGCGGCGGTGTTAGGAATCGACGCCGACGGACGGTTAAGGGATTCCGCAGACCCAGCCCAGCAGACGCACGAGTATGTAAGCACCGATGAGGTCTATCTGTTTGTGGCGCCCACGTTTAAGTCTTCCAAGTCAGGCATTGCAGACACAGACACCACGTGGAAGATCTGGTATCGAGTGAACCAGGCGGTGGACGGCCTGTCACCGTCATACGTGCCAAACGGCGGCGTCTCCACTTGATATGAGGACAATCAGAAAGATCATCGTGCACCACTCAGCGTCACCGCCTGTATCAATGGAAAAGATCGAAGAGTGGCATATTGAACGCGGTTTTTCTGAAGTCGGATACCACTACGTGATTCAAGCCGGCGGCATTGTTCGATTGGGTCGAAAGCTTGATCGGGTCGGCGCACACTGCAAGGGGCACAATTCAGACAGCGTTGGTGTGTGTGTTGTCGGCAGTTTCGAGGATGGGACACCGGTACCCGGATCTCAATGGGTGGCTCTGGTGTCGATTGTGTCGGATCTAATGCGTCAATTTGAGCTCAGCGTCAAAGACGTTTACGGACATAAAGAGCTCGGCTCTACATTGTGCCCAGGGTTCGATCCGCAATCGTTGCGTGATG